CCGGTGGCCCCGGTATCGCCCTTGTCACCTTTGGGGCCTTTGATGTTGCCGATCAATAGTCGCGCCATGTGTCACCTTTCCGGGATGTCCACGTACAGGTTCCCGCTCTCGGAGTCCCAGACGAACGAGGGTGGGTTCGTGTTGTCCGGATAGTTCACATACAGGTCGCCGTCGCCTTCCATGCTGAGCGTGAAGAAGCCGTTCGAGGGGGCGGATACGCCGCTGTCGCCCTTGTCACCCTTCTCCCCTTGCGGGCCCTGGATGCCTTGGGAACCTTGGATGCCTTGTCTGCCCTGGGGGCCGGTCGCTCCCTGTGGACCCGTGGGACCCTGCGGACCTGTGGAACCCGTCGGGCCTTGCGGTCCCGCCGCGCCGATCGCGCCGGCATCACCCTTATCGCCTTTCTCGCCGCGTATCCCCTGCAGTCCCTGCGGGCCTTCGGGACCGGCGACGCCTTGCGGCCCTCGCTCCCCGGTCGCTCCTTTCTCTCCCCGAGGACCGGTGGGTCCGGTCGCTCCGGTGGCCCCCTGTGGTCCTGTGTCGCCCTTGTCGCCCTTCTCCCCTTGCGGACCCTGGTCGCCTTTCGGAAGCCCCAAATTCAAGGTTTTGTCGCTGCCGGCGCCCGTGAGCGACGCGCTTGCCTGTGCGCCGGGGGCGAGCGTGTCCACCGAACCGATTTTCAGGCCGGTGATGTAGTCGCCTTTCGGCTGTTTACCCGACAATGCGTTGTTGAGCGAGTCGATGTCGTTTCTGGTCACGTCGGCACTGAACGTCCAGGCGTCAAGTTTGAGACCGGCTCCCGCGTAATAGGCGTGGCCACCATCCCCGATGGAGGATTCTCCACTGTTGCCACCGGCGCTGGCACCTCCGGATTCGTAGGTGACGGTGAGCACGCCTCCCGAAACCTTGACGATCTTCTTGGAGATCTCGGCAGTGACGACGAGGCCCGTGTTGTTGTCACGGCCCGTTACCAGGTCGCCGACGTCCGCATCGATGCCGTCGGGAATGTCCACATCGATGGTGCTGGCATTCCGAAGTTCCTGGAATTTCTGCCTGCCCTTGTCCTCGAGCTCGTCGGCTTCGGCGTTGGACAACTCGTATGTGGCGGTGCGTTCGTCAAGCCCTTTGAGTGTCTGCGTGTGGCTGAACGTGCCGTTCGCGTCGGCGTACCAGTGGATGACGGTACGGTCCTTGAGTTCGCCCTTGCCCAGGCAAATGAGATGGTTGATAGGGTGCGCCGCCTGTTTGACGGTGAAGTCGATGAGGTCCGAGTCGATGCTGTCGCCGATCGTGCGGACGGGCATGGCGCTCATGGACACCTTGTCGCCGTCATTACGCAACCGGAGTTTGAGTCCGCTTGCCCTAAGCATCTTGACCAGACCGCTGTACAGGTCCACGTACCGGTCGAACTGGCAGGTGGTCTTGTGGTCGGCGCTTTCTTCGGTGACGGTGAACAGGCCTTGCAATCCCGCACGGCTGACGAGCGTGCGCATGATGACGGGAATCGTGCCGGACAGGGTGAGGTAATCGTTATTCCTGTCCGGTTCGATGATCTTCGAAGCGAGCACTCCATGCCAGTCGCGGCCATGCCATGTGACGGTGGACAGCCCTCCATCCACGTCGACATCCGTGTCGTCGATGATGCCGCCGTACTCGGTGCCGTCAATCATGATGCGGCTCCCCGCCTTCAACGCGGCGTCTTCGACCTGCAGGTCGAAGTCGTTCTCCCCGCTGCCGAACGCGAGGTCGAGCGTGTATGAGGCGTGGCTCGCCACGGGCTTGCCTGTGGCGTCGGTGACGATCAGGTCCATGGCGGTTCACTCCTTTCCTCGCAGACCGTCAAGTCGAATTGGAATCCTCCCGGCCAACTGACCGACTGCGTTCCGGGCGCGAGCGGTTGGAACACGTACCGGCCGGAATCCTTGCCCGAGCCTCTCACGGCCTGCGCGAAGCAGTTGGTGGCGAGCCCGGTGCCGCTGACCATGGTGACGGTCCTGACATCGCCGGTGCCGTCGATTTCCAGACGTGAGCCGGATGGTACGGTCACGTCGACCTCGTATCGGTTGTCCCCGATGATGACGTACGGGTTTGTGCACGGTCCGAATATCGTGAGTTTGACCGGCTGCGGGATGGACGTGTCGTTGACGATCTCGGCACCCAATGCCATGCCGGCGAAATCATGCGGATAATCATATGGATAGTCAAGGTCGGAGGTTCCGAAATCGTATCGCGGCGTGAAATGCGTCATGGTCGAACGACGCCACACGCCATCGGCCAGCACGATGGTCAACTGTGTTTCGACCATCGTGGGCGTGATGGACTGCGGCTCGCTTTTCGTGATCCACGCTTTGGCTTCCCATTCGCCGTCGGCGATGAGCGTGCCCGGGTTCACGGATGCCATGTCGGCGTCCGCGAGGCGGCGCAATAGGTTGAGCGTCTCCGGAGAATCGTGGATCTTCACGGGGATGGTCGTCTCACGTGTCTTGCGTGCGATGCCCGTGATGCCGCGCGAGGCGAGGCTGTAATCCCAGACGCTGGCGCGCAGTCCAGTGAGCGTCCCGCCGTAGAGCGGACCTTCGAAACCGATCGACTCGCCTGTCGCGCCGCTCACGTAGCTCAAGGTTCTCATGCCACGCTCCTTACGAGTCTCGCGAAGTCACGCTGGGTGAACGGCCGGTCGTCGGACATCGCCGCTTCGACGGTTTCGATCAGCGTGTCCATCCTGCCGATGACGGTTTCCAAGAGTCTGTCGGAATCCGATGGCGTGGCCGTGGTGACGTTCAATCGTCCGGTCTTCGACCAGTCCATACCGTCGAGGCTCATCGAGGAGACGAGCGAGTCCATGGACCGGTTGACCACGGCTGCTGAATCGTCGATGCCCAATGCCATGCCTCGGCCGATCATCACGCCGACCTCGTCGCGCATGAGGCGTGATGGTGAGTGGATGCCGAGTTTGCTTTTGACAGCGGAGATGGCATCGTTGACGCCGGAGAGCAGGCTCGACGCGATGCTGCCGATCTTGCTCTGGATGCCGCTGACGATGCCGCTAACGATATTCGCTCCGATGCTGAGCATGCGGCCCGGCAGGGAGGACAGGGTGCCGACGATGTTCTGCACGAACTGCTGACCGGCCTGCAACGCCTTGGATCCCATCTGGGACGCCCAATTGGCGACGCTGGCGATCGTCGCGGACAACCAGGATGCGATCCGTCCCGGCAATTGGGCGAGGAACGTGCCCACGCTCGTGAGAAAGCGGCTGCCGGCCTGCATGGCCTGCGACGCCATGTTGGACACCCATGCGGACGCGGAGGCTATGGCGCCGGCGAGCCATGCGGCCACGTTTCCGGGCAGTTGGGCGAGGAAAGTGCCGACGTTCGTGAGAAACTGCGTGCCCATCTGCAGGGCCTGCATGGCTGTGGACGACACCCATGCGCCGATGGTCGCGATGGTCGAGGCGAGCCATGCGGCGATGTTGCCCGGCAGTTGTATGAGGAACGTGCCAACGTTCTGCACGAACTGCATGCCCATCTGCAGGGCCTGCGCGCCGAACGCTGCCGCGTATAACGCGATCGATGTGACGGTGTAGCCGAGCCAGTATGCAATCGTCTCGGGCAGGTTCATGATCGCGTTGGCGAGGTTCGTAAGGAACTGTTGGCCGGCCTGCAATGCTGACTGGCCGAGGCTCATGGCCCATGAGGCGACGGCGGACGCGGCTCCGGCGAGCCACGAGGCTATGTTGCCGGGCAGCTGGGAGAACCATTGTCCGACGCTTTGGATGGCCGATGGGAGCGTGGACGTGAAGAACGAGACGATGGATTGGCCGATCGAGGTGACCTTGCTCACGGCCGCCTGCCACGCGGACGATAGGAACGACGTGAACGACGCCCACCACTGCTGTCCGGTCTTGGTCTGTGTAAGGAACAATGCGAACGCGGCCACGGCCGCCGCGATGGCGGTAATGACGAGTCCGAACGGGTTGGCGTTCACCACCGCGGTGAATGCGACCTGCACGGCTGTCGCCGCCTTCGTGACGGCGGACCATGCGGTCTGCGCTGCGGTGACGATCTTCAGTCCGCCGGCCATTTCCTTCAACGCTGGTACGATGCCGCCCAATTGCATCATCAGATCGACCGTCTTGGAAACGCCGGTGGCGGCCGTCGTCAGTGTCTGTGCGCCGGTCGTGACGGCCGATATCGCGGTCGACACTCCCTTCAGTCCGGCCGAGACGATGTCCCAGCCCTTGACTGCGAGCAATGCGATGGTGATGGCCTTCAACGCGCCGGACACCAGTGCGCCGTTCTGCTGAGCCCACTGTCCGACCGACTGCAGCCAGCCTCCCACCGTCATGAGCACGCCGGTCAAAGTGTTCAACAGTCCGGCGAAACTCTGCGCCGCGGAACCGGCGGTGCGCGCGCTGTCGTTGAAGCCGAAGGCCTGCGAGACCGCGGCCGCCAATCCGGAAACCAGCGAGCCCAATCCGGAGATGACGCCGGTCAGGCTTTCAAGGAACGGCTGCAACGCGCCCGTCTCGATGAACGTGTTGACGAACGTCTTCGCCCATCCCGCCGCGTTCGACAACACCTGCGCGACCGAAGCGACCACTCCCGCGAGCGCGCCGGCGGTTGTGGAGAACATTGTGGCGGCTTCGCCGCCATTGTTGAGTCCACCTATGAGTGATGTGATTGCGTTCCAGAGGCCAGTGAGTTGGCTTTTGAGGCTGGCCGTCGCCGAGGCGAGCATCTGGAAGCCGGGAATGTTGGAGATCGTGTCGCCAAGGTTTTTGAGTTTCGCCTGTGTGGCGGGTATCGCGTTCTCGAGACCTTGTTGGAGTGCCGCTCCGACCTTTTGCAGGGTTGGCGTGACGGCTGCGGTGAATGTGTCGATGAGTGGGATGGCTTGGTTGAACAGGCCGCGTAAGCCGTCGAGGACTGGTGTGGCGGCTGTTTCTCCGAGTCGGCTCAACGCGTCTTTCACGTTGGCCAGAGCGCCGGTGAATGTGGTGCCTGCGGATAGTGCGGCGCCGCCTAGGCCTTCCTGCATGGCGTCGGCGAAGGTTTGGAAGTCGATCTTGCCGTCCGAGACCATGTCGGACACTTCGGCGCTGGTCTTGTTCAGATGCTTGCCGAGCATCTGGAGGACGGGGATGCCGCTCGACATGAGCTGGAGCATGTCGTCGCCCTGGAGTTTGCCTCGGGCGGCGACGGAACCGAAGATCATGCCGATGTCGGTGAGGCTTCTGCCGCTGATCTGCGCGGTGTCGGCCACGGTCTTGAGGACCTTGGTGAGCTGGTCGCCTTCCTTGATGCCGGAGGCGGACAGGCTGGCCGCGACGGTCGCGGCGTCACCCAATCCGAACGCGGTGCCCTTGACGGAGGCGAGCGCGTCGTTCATGATTTCGGTGACGCTCGCGCTGTCGTGGCCGAGGCCTTTGAGTTTGGCTTGCGCGTTCTCGATGTTGAGGGCGCGGGTGAAGCCGCCTTTGGCGGCCAATGCGGTGATGCCTCCGGCGAGGGTGGCGATCGCGCCTGTGCCGACCTTGCCGATTTTGCCGAATGCTCCGCCGATCTTCGAAATGAGGGTGCTGGAGCTTTTCTTGGAGGCTTTGTTGACGGCGTCGCCGATGTCGCCTTCGATGCTTTTGCCGAATCCTTTGCCGGATGGTTCGACGTGGACGTATGCGACGCCGATGTCCTGTGCTGCCATCGTGTTTCCTTATTCGTAGGTTGGGATTCCGATGGCGGTCGGAGTCAGAGGTCGTCGTTGATGTGGAAGTAGGCTTTGAGCCGTTCCCTGTCCTCGCGTTGACGGCGGGTGAGGTTGTGCGTCGGGGTTGGCGGGCGGAGCGGGTCGTGCTCGTGGTCGAACCATGGGCGTTTGCGTTGTCCGGACAGCGTCCAGACCGCCTGTTCGGCTCCGTCGGGCGCGTAGACGGCGTTCTGCAACGCCATCCACGAGTGGCTCGTATGGTCTTTGAGGATTTCGCGGGTCAACGCCCAGGCGAGTCCCCAATCGACTCGTGGACGTTGGCCTTCAACCCATTCCCGGAAGCGTACGGGCCTGTAGATCTGCCCGTACGCTCGGATCCAGTCGTAGGCTAGTGCCGCGCGATTGTTGTTCCAGAGGTGGGCGAGGTAAACGCTTTTGGGTCCAGTCCGGATTCCTCGGCCCACGCCTTGATGGTCGCGGTGAGGTAGGCCATCGGACGTTTGGTCTTGCGCAGCACGTTCCAGAAGTTCGGCTGCATCGTCTGGAAGTAGGCGAGGAACGTGCTCACGCAGGCCGTGGTTTCCTCGTCGGACAATGCGGGCTTGCTTTTGACCAGGAGGATGGCCTGGACAAGTTCGATGGGCAGTTCCGCGTTGTTGAGGTTCGGCAGGTCGAGTTTGACGCCGGCGACCTCGAGGTGCACGTCGGGTTTGAGCTCTTCCGCTTCGGTCAGGTCTACGTCCACGACATGGTATTCTTTGTCGCTCATGTTGGCTCCGTTCTAATGGTTGGCGGTTGAATGGGTGTCCCGTGCGGCCGACCGCCATCGGCCGCACGGGAAGAATCAATGGGTCACTTGGCGTCTTCAGTGACGAGGCCCCATGCGTGGAACTGTTCGCCGTTGGTGCCCTTGAGCATCTTGAACGTCATGCTGAAGTTCATGATCTCGCTGGATTTCAGGCTCACGTCGTCACGGTCGCTCACCTTCGCGTTGGTGCCGTACAGGAGGAACGGACGGTCCTGCTGGTCGAGCGCGACCAGCACGAGGATCCACTCCTTCTTCAATCCGGCGCCCTTGATGCTGATGCCGCCGTCCGAATCGACGTCCACGTCGAAGTAGGCCGACACCACATCCTTGCGGCCCTCCATGGCGGCGAGCTGCAGGGTCCAGTAGCCCGGATCCGTGTCGGACAGCACGATGTCGCCGTTGTGGGCCTTGTAGTCGGTGCTGTCGCCCGGTTCCGGATGCAGTACGGCGCCGTCCTCCGTGGAGTAGCCGATCGGCTTCTTGCTTGCCGGCGGGGTCCAGGCCACTCCGGTCGGAGCCACGAACGTGCTGTCGCCCTTGGGGAACAGGAACAGCGCGTAGTTCTTGATCAGGCGCACGTTGCCTGCGGTGTTGCCGCTGGACACGTACCCGTAGTCGGTCGCGCCCTGCGCGGCGACGGTGGTTTTTTCGTTGTTGTCAGACATTCGTCTGCACCTTTCCGTTCTTCGCGTGTGGCGGCACGTTGTCTTTGGTTGTGTTTCAGTTGACGGTGACCTCGAGCAGGAGCACTCCGTACGCGCACACCAGCCTCTTGTCCTCGTCCGTCATGCGTACCGGCCCGGATTCGAGTGACGCGTCGATGAGCGGCGCGACGTTTCCGAGCCCGATGATCTCCCTCGCGATGTCGGCCCACAGGCGTGCGGCCTTGTCCCAGTCGCCCGTATGGTCCTCTCTCATGCATCGCACGCTCAGCCGCAGCCGCACGTACTGCGAGATTGGGGTGCTCATGCCTTGCATGGAGTCGGCCAGCGTGGCTTCGGTGAAGGGAGGTTCGAGGTCGCTTCGTTCGATGGTGTCGAACGTCACGTCCGGGAACAGTGTCCTCAGTTTGGGCAGGAGCAGGGGTTCCGTGCGCCGGGGAGTGACCGGGATGCTCATACGCGCATCCTTCCGAGCGTGTCCTCTAGCGTGCCGTGCGCCTTCTCCACCGGTGCCGGGCAGATGATCGCCACGCCGCTGCGGTTCTTGCCGTCATGGTCGCGGACCATGCAACGGTCATCCTCTACGGCGGCTTCGGCCGCGTCCCTCATGCGCGAGCGCAATGTCTCGTTTTTGAGGACCTGTTGGCTGAACGCCTTGCGGTTGAATACGAATCTGCATCGTTTGGCCATGCTTATCCTTCCCGTTCGCCCACGGTGATGACGTCGCCGATGTGGCGTCCGTGGAGGTTGTTCCACACTTGCGGCTTTCCTTTGACGGGCAGGAGGATGCCTCTGACTTTGATCAGGTCGGTGGCTTGGATGCCGGTCGGTTGGCTACCGCGGATGTGGATCGTGTATTCGATGGTCTGCGGGCTGGCGTTCTCCTCGGTCTGGTCGGTGGTGGAGGTTGGCGCGACCATCGCCTGGAACGTGCCGACGCGGACGGGTTTGCCCTGGATGGGGTTGCCGTCCGTGTCGGTGGTGGACTGGCCGCGCCACACTTCGATGGTTTCCACTAGGACGTCTCCCCCGTTGCCATGTCGACGCTGAACGCGCGTTGGGCGTTGATGCCAAGGATGCGTTTCTCGTCGTCGCGCAGCCAGAGATCGCCGGTGGGCGCTCCGAAACTGTATTGTTCGCTGAAGCTGCCGGTGGTCTGGTTCATCTGCGTGATGCCGCCGGGAATGTCGTACGGGTCGGCCTGCATGATTCTGCGGACGATGTCGCAGGTGATCTTCGTCAGCAGGCGTGGCCGTTCTTTTTGGAGACGTTGCCAGTTCAGGGAGCGTTCCTTGATGTAGTCGGTCACGTCCGCGAGATGCGTGTCGGCCTTCTGACGTTCCTCGTCGGTGAGTTTGTGCCACCTCTGTTCGAGGTCGTCGGAGGTGGCGAACACGTCTGGTTCGACAGTCATGTCGGACTCCGTCAGGCGGTGAGCAGGACGAAGCGGTTGATGTCGCGGATACGGAAGCCGACCTCGATTTCGATTCGGACGGCGAACATGTTGTGCTCCCACAGGTTGACCTGCTTGCCGTCGATGGTGATGGACGCCTGGTCGGAGATGCTGGTCTGCATTCCTTCGACGGAGCCCCATGCGGCGGAGGAGAATTCGCCGCACACGCCGAGGATCTCTGCCTTGGCCGGTCCCGGTGTCTCGGATACGGCGGGCACGTGAACGCCCTTGCTGATGTAGGTGCGGTTGCCGAGCACGGTGCTCACGTCGGAGGCGGCGGTGCCGTTGAGGAACAGGGGGCGTCCGTTGTTGTCGGTCGCCTGCCGGAGCACACTGCGACCCTGGGTGCTCAACGCCCAACCGTCCACGGTTCCATCCGCTTCGGACACGAGGTCGTCGGCTTTGTTCAGGTTCTTCCACACGTCCTTGCCGATGCTGACGGTCTGCGCGCTCTTCAGGGTGTCGAAGTCCGCTCCCGGAGCGTCGACGAGACCCATGATGGTCTTGTCAAACGTGCGGGCGATGGCTCCCGGACCCTTCGCGACCACTTGGTCGTAGAGAGCGCCGAAGTCTCGGCGGAACTGGTTGGAGAACGGCATGATGACCGCGATGGTGTACGGCAGCATGTCCTTCTTGCCGAAGGTGACGCCGCTCTTCGGCTTCTCCGCACCCTCATTGACCCATGCGGCCTCCGGGTCGCCGATGATGATCGGCACGCGAGCACCGTTGCCGGGCAGTTTCATCTCCGGCACGAGCTGCATGAACGCGCTCTTGTATTTTGCGGTCTGCAAGATCTCCGCCTGGGTTTCAGGGGTGAGGTCTAGACCGTTGCTTTTTCGGGTCATGGACGGATCTGTCATGGTTTGTCCTTTCAAATGAATGTTGTTTGCTGGTTGGCTCACAGGAGCGTGTTGCTCATGGCGTTGACGAAGTCCTCGCGGCTGGAATGTTTAGCCTTGGCCTGTCCGGTGCGGGCGCTCTGGTCCGCAACCGTGCCGCGGGAACGCATGTCGGCGAACACCTTCATGAGTTTCTCGGCGTATTCGCCAATCTGCTTCTCGTCGTCGCCCGCGAGGACGCTCGGGTCGGTGATGCCGTGTTTGGCCGCGACGTTGGCGCGTATCGTGGAGAGCTCCTTCTCATGTTCGGCCTGTTTGGCTTCGTTTTTAAGCTTCTCGTTCTCTTCGAGCGCTTTGGAGAGCTTCGATTCGAGGTCGGCGGTGTGGCCGGCCTTCTCCTTGAGTTCCTCATAGTCGCTTTTCCTGCCGCGTTCCCTGCCGAGGCGTTCGCTGATGATGCGGTCGACTTCCTCCTGCGTGAAGGTCTTCGGCTTCGCGTCGTTCACGTCCTTCGTGGTCGGAGCGTGCTGTCCCGGCTCCTGCTGGCCGTCAGCGTCGGTCTGATTGTCTTCTGCCATGATTGGTAGCTCCTTTTGTTTGGTTTTCCACGCCTGACGCCGGCGAGTGGGCGGCCATTCTTGTTGGTTTCGCGCATGGCTGCGCCCCGCCCCATCGCTGGGGTGTGAAAGGTAAAAGAAAAGCCATCACGTTTCGACGTGATGGCTTTCTGGGATTCAGAGATTTCCCAGCGCTTTTCTTCGCGCGTATTCGGACCGCAGCTCGTCGGTCGACACATAGTCGCCGACGGACCAGCGCTTCTTTCCTTCGTTCCTGACCCATTCATATTCGTCCTGTGGCATGGAGATGTCGCCATACTTGCGTTTGATTTCCGCAAGATGGCGCTCATCGGTGACTTCCTTCAAATCACCGGGCATAAACGTGAAGCGGTCGGAACGATCCATAGGCTCAATCATAGCAGTCTCAGATAAACGATCGGTCTGCCGTCGGATGCTCCAAGCCCTTCGAAACGAAGAGTCCTTCCTCTCGGCAGGAGAATTTCGTATTCTCCCGGATGCTGAGTGATCGGCTCCACATACACGCCGGCGCTTCCCGGCGGTACCAGGATTCTTGTGGCGATGCGGTCTTCCCCATCAACGTCAATGCCTCCCTCCTTGATGCTGGTGGCCATGTAGCCGATGTGTTCGAAGGTGCGACCGGTATTCAAATCGAAAAGCGACTCCATGTCGTTGACGTGGAACGTCGACAACCGCATCTGCCTGTCGACTGTGAAACGTTCTCGGGTGATATGGTCGGATATCGCTTCGTCGATGCATTCGACCTGATGGATGACGTCTTTCGACGGGTTTCGTCCGCCGAACAGGTAGCCGTTGATACTTTTGTAGCTGTCTCCGGTCCAATCCATCAAAGCCGCGATTTTCTCGTCGTTGGAGAATCTATCTCCAGGCATCCTGACGCTGTAATCCGACAATCTCGATAGTTCGGAAGCATTGATTGGAATCGATTTGCCGCTCCATCGAATCGTCGGTTGGGCAGTCACGCCATCATTGACCTCATCGTGATAGATGCGTCTCAATTGGGCTAGCGTGTCACGCCAGTCGCCGTCATCGCCGGCCGCGGCCTTGGCTGCCTGGTACATTTCACGATACTTGTCCGGATCGTATCCTTTGAGTTTGCTGCTGCCCCAGCTTGGCACGATGTCGCAGTCGCAGTCCGTATGGTATTGCATCTGCCGTCCGGCGGTGTCCTCGCTCAGGTAGGCGAAGCCACGCGAGGCGAGCATAAGGCAGAACGCGCATGTCTTAGCCCCTCGTGGGACGCGCGCCCAGCGAGGCTTGGTGGGATCGTTGGCCACGGCCCTCTGCATGGTCATCCGGCCGACCGTCTGAACCAGATTCTGCACGTATTCCAGCGCCTGCTCCTCGTCGGCGAACGTGGGCCACAGGTCGTCGATGGTTCTTCCGGCGTTGTTGTGAACGGCTCCGTTTTCATCTGGAATGACGTCCTTGTAGTGCAATCCCATGAAGTCGGTGTTGTTGAAACCGCCTTCCATCTGCCAGACCGCGCGGTCGGCGGTGATGGAAGGCGGCTCGTATTCCGGCATGTCGATTCCGCCGTATTGCGCCCATAGGTCGCGCACATGGCTGTAGTAGTCGGATGCGAGTTTGTTGGCCGCGTCGGCGTACCGGTTGATCTCCGCTTTGATGAGTTCCTGGCTTTCACCGTCCCAGACAAGTCCTGAAACGCTGTTGCCTGCCTCCTTCTGCAAGCGGCTCATGGTGTCCGTGTAATCCTCGTACAGGTCGTTGAGGTCGAGTTCAAGCCTTCTGTGTTGTTCCGGAGGCAGGTTCAGACTGTTCAGGCTCATTTCCGCCGCCTTCCGGTAGTTTGAGGCTGACCGGCGTCATGCCGGTGAATTCAATGCCTTTCAGTCCAAGCATCGATGCCGCGGATTCCGGTGTCACCCCGGCTCTGATCGCTACTCCCAGTGCGTCGAAGCTGTCCTTCAGCCCCCCCCCGCAACAGTTGATTGCGTGGAAGCGTCGGTCTGGCGTTCCACGTCGTCCTGCGTCTGCTCCGTCTGTTGGCGCATGCCGCGAATCTGATCGAGTACCTGACCGGCCTGGGCCTTGCGCTGGTCGGCCTTCAGCCGGACGATCTCGCTTCGGCTCAATCCGGCGCGTGTCATGCCGACCTCGCTGTTGGCGAACGAGTCGATGCTTCCAGCGAGCTTGCTGAATGCGTCGGCGCTCATGGAGCTCGACGGCGTGTTCGGGTTCTTCCAGTCGACCTGCAGTTTCATCAGCTCCTCGTCGGGCACGGATGGATCCTGCATCCGTGCCACAAGACGGGCTGCCTGCAGGATCGATTCACCGAAATCCCGGTCGCAATGGCGCGCCTCGATAATCAGGTCCTCGCGCTGCGCCTCGGTCGCGTCGGCGGACGTCGGGTTCGCGTCGGACACGATGCCGAGCGAGCTGGCGGGAATGTTCATCGCGCTGGCGAACATGGCGGCCCAGCTTTTCAGCATCGTCAAGTGCGGGTCCATGCTGGACGCGGCCAGTTGTGTCACGGTCGGGGACTGCCCGTCGATGTCCTTGCTGATCATGTTGTAGCGACCCATATAAAGCTTTAACGCGTCGTCCGTGCCCAACGAGGCGAGTTCTTCGGAAGTGCCTGTCAGCAGGATTTTTGGGAACGCGTAGAATTCGGCATTCGCTTCGGCGCGCACGATGGTGCGGTTCGCGCCGTCGATGATGGCCATAGCGTCCCGGCTGATGCGGGAGCGTCCGAACGGTTTGACCTCGGTAGCCTTGTAGGCGAGGCGGAACACGCTGCACTCGTTGTCGATGGTGGGTTGCTCATCGTCCACGCGCCACCAGTAGCCGAGACGGCGCTGCACGCTGATGTTGCGGTCGGGCATGTAGAGCACGAGTCCGGTGGCCTCGTTGTTGTCGTCAACGTCGGTGATGGCCATGCACGCCCTGACCCGCCGGTTAGGGTAATCCCAGACGGCGGCCGAGCTTTCCGCGGTATGCGTGCGGATGAGCGGTCTTCCTTCGAAGTCCCGGACGACGCTGAGGAACGAACAGCCGTGAATGAGCGCAGTCTGGATGGCCTGCTGCAGAACGCTAGTGAATCCGATGCGGCTCATGAAGTCCTGCAGTTCGAACGGGTCGTCCACGCCCGGCGAGACGAATCCCTCGAACACGCAAAGCTCAGCGAGCATATCCACAGCCTTGCGTGCCCACCCAAGCGGCGTGTAATGATCCTTGATGGACTTCGGCACAGTCAGTCCAAAATCAACCAGTGGCTCCTTGGCTTCGTAGTAGGCGGTGAGTGTTCGGTTGCGGCTCGCGTGGCGCGTCCATACCTCGGCGAGTTCGCGCAGCAGCGCGTTCTCCTCACCGGAGAGTCCGTCGATGTGCGTCGGCACGACGAGTTTCGGCACCGTTCCGGCTCCTCCCGTAGGTTTCCACCCGTCCGGCGCTGCCGTTGTCTGGATGTCGCTCATTTAGATTCCTCCGATGATCTGTCGTCTTCCGGGATGTCGGAGCGTCGTGAACGCCCCGTACAGGGCGAGTGTGGTGGATACGAGCGGGGTTATGTCGATGTCACTGCCGAGCTTGTTCCATGCGATCGCGCCGGACTGTCCCAATGGACGCGTGGTCGCACCCTTGACGGCCGCGGCCAGCTGCGGCTGGTATTCGTCCCGCGGGTGCTTGAGCGTTCCGGCTTTGAGCATGTCGAGGAACCGGCCGCATGCTCGGCCCATCTCCTGCATGTTCGTGACCGTGACCTTCACATGTGCTTTCTTCAGTTCCGGCAGCAGGCTCATGGCGGGCGACTGCGCGTCGATGACCACGCTGGCGGTCTTCGGCCAATGTTCGGCGAGCCAGTCCACGGCCCACATGGTTCCCGCCTGCCGCGCGTCCTTGATGTTCGCCATCTGGACGATGGCCGAACCGTCCGCGTATCGTAGCGCCGCTCCGATGGTCAGCACGCTCCTGTCCGGAGGCATGTCGATGCCGAAGCTCACCGTGCCGCCCTCGGGCACGTCGTCGACGGCCGCGGCCTGCCACAGGTCGGGACTGATGGCGTATGCGGTGGCGGTCTCGTCCCATATGCCAAGCGCCTCACGACGGAATGAATCGTCCGACAGGTTGTTGCGCATGCGCATGATTGCCTGTTCGCTTGTACGTTTCGGATAGCTGGGATTCGCTTTAGCCCACTGTTCGCGGTCGTCCGGATCCGCGTCCTTGTCGGCGGCGAGCTCCACGTAGAGGAGGTTTCCGTCATGGTTCAGCGCGTGCATGCGTTTCTCCGTGAACGCATCGCACTGGTCTCCCGGCTTGGGTGGATTGCCCATATACACGACCAGGGGGTTAGGACTCGTGTTCAAAACCGGAATCATGTTGTCCATCGCGCGCACTGTGAGGATCTGCGCTTCGTCGAACACGGCCACGTCCACGCTGTGCAATCCTCGGCCGAAACCGTTCTCGCGGGCGCCGAACATGATGCGGCTGCCGGACGTGAACGTGATCTCCTGTTGGCCGTTTGCTCTGCGGATGCGTTCCACGTACCGGCCGAGCACTGGATTGTGCTCCATCTCGCACATGTCCGTGAATGTCTCGTCGCTGGTGCGCGTATGGTGGGCGGTCCAGATGGCTTTCAGGTTCGGTGTGAGTATCGCCTTGAGGAACAACGCGGTGCCGACGGTGAAGGTCTTGCCGATCTGCCTGCAGCTGGACAGCACGGCGCCGTCCGCGCCACACGCATACTTGCCTTCCGCGTTCTTGGCGAACAGAAGCCACAAGAAGCCCTGCTGCCACAAGTCGAAACGGATGCCGGCCTTACGCGCGGCTTTGTTGATTCGAGTGAACTCGCTGCCGACGATGCCTTCCGGCTGGCGGAGGACCTTGGCGATTTCAGACAATCGACGCTCCGACATCGTCCGTCACCTCGTCTTCCTCATCGTCCAGCAGGTCGGTCAGACCGCCGCCTTGGAGCGCTTCGATGCGTTCGCATACGTCGATGAGCTGGCGGCTGATCGCGGGCAGCGCGTTCGCCGGCGTCGTGGGATCGGCCATGGCCTTGAGCAGCAGGTCACGGTTGTCTCGCAGTATGTCCAGCATGCTGCCGTCCATCATCCGTTCGAAGCTCCGCTGGTCGAGATCCTGCTCCGGCTTCTGTTTCGTTTCCACGGCTTTGACGGGCGGCTTACCGTTCCGGTCCCGTGCGGGCCTGTTCTTTTTCCGACGATAATCGGCTTTCTGGCGGCAGGACTTGGAACAGTACTTCTGCGGCCGCCCATGGCCGGATGGCTGGAATTCCTTGCCGCAGAGTTCGCACTTCATCGGCGCTTCCCTCGCTTTCCGACCTTTCGTTGTTTCCCCTGTTTCCGACGTTTGTATTCCGGGAGGGATATCGGCACTGCACCCGAGGCGACCGGTAGGGGGCATACCCGGGGTCCCCGACCTGGTATCGGAGTCAGATGCCGAACGTTTTGAACGGCATCGAGCTTGCTTTCACTTCCTGTCTGCCAGCCAGCAGCGCTCGTGCGTGTTCGTCTGTCTTGTCGCTCTTCATCCTGTTGCATCTGCGGTGCGTGAGCCTGCAGTTCGCGAAGCTGTATGGATCACCGCCACGTGAGACCGGTACGAGCTCGTCGACTTCGGCGCTCATCGGATGTGGTGTCTTCAATGTCTTGTCGACCGGCTGGGCGCAGATGGCGCACACGTCGTATGCGGCCAGGACTCTTGCCCTGAGCTGTCTGCGCCGCCAGCCGTTGCTGACACGCTCGTTACGCCGCTTGCTCATGTGGCCTCCCCACATGTATGAGTCCCGGGGTGTCATGGATGCATCAATGATTATCTTCGCCGTTGGCTTGCTGGAATGCCGGTATAGGGGCTCCCGTATATGGACACTCCCGTGTCTTGTAGGGGCTCCCCATCATCTGCGAATACCCCTACCCCGGGTTTGTTTCATGGGTGCCTTCGGCGGGATTCGAACCCGCGTCCACACGCGGCCACA